CTCCCAAAGATCCGAATATTCACCGCAAATCAAGACGGCATAATCATTAGTATTCATTTTCGTTTCCTTTCCTAGACCAGTAAACAACGCATACGGATAGTCTCGGCATTACGAGAAAGCACAGACAAGCCAGCTAGGATATGGTGCTTCCTCTGAAAAGCCGCGATCTTCTCGTATTCTTCATCAGTATAGCCGTGGCTATCTGAAGTCATCATGTAGTATTCCCAATTTTCCGGAATATCTACGTCTATAGTTTGAGCTTCAGCTAAAGTCAATTCAATATTGCTCATCTTCGTCCCCTTCATCATCCCACCCGGCTTGTTCCATAAAGCCGTTAGCTTCCATAACCTGCACGGCGGCTTGCGTCGTGCCTTCCCCGTCCTTCCACGCAGACCAATAATCCCAGTCCGGGAAAAGATCGCAGGGGACGCCGCAGAAGTGAATGAGCTTCGCATTCACCTCTTTTTTCCAGTTTTCAAAAGTCATATTAAACTCCGTTAGCTAAAAGTGCGAGACCGAAAGTGAAAAGCCCCGTCGCGGCGAGCTGCCCATATAGTGCCTTAAGTTTTCCATCATTGCAAGTGGAAAAAACAACCCCGGCAGCTATAATAATGAGCATCCAACCGATGACGATAGTGATAGCGCGAAACATTTCGTATTCCCTTGTTGATGATGTATAATACCCCGGGCGGGATCGAAAGTCAACAGAAAAAAGCACAAAAAATAATTTATTTTGTGGGTTGACGGGCATTCAAAAATGGGGGTCTTCGACCCCCGTTTTTTATGTCAAGTCTTTTTTTCGTTTTTTCCAAAGTTTTTTTCGGGCAAATAAAAAGGCCGGGAGAAAGCCCCGGCCTAAGTGTTCATTTAGTAGTGAACCAGTCTTTAACCTGAACATCTCGCCACGATACAGGTTTCGCGTTCATGTATACCTTAGGCGGAGTGTTTTTTACCAGAGCCTTAAGAATAGGCAACTCGTAATCTCGTGCATCTTCTAGCGCGGTATGAGGTTCCTTCGGCATGTCAGGATCGCCAAGAACAAAAGCGGCCATAGGCTCGGCTTTAGTCTGGAAAGTCATGTTTCCGGATTTTGTCGGAGTATTGAAGCAATGGTTATCAAGTACAAATTGACGATATGCTTTAGTGTGCATCCATTTACGTGCGGCAGCGTGCCACAAGCAAAAACTGTCAGAGAAAATCGAAATATCAATGCCAGAGTTTGACAGTTTAGAACGATCAAACGCAAGATTGTATGCAGTAACAATCGGGCGATATTTCGCGTTCACCTTGGACAGCCAAGAATTGATGGCGGCAACGCTAGCAAGCATCCGGCGACCGTCAGTCAACATGCGGTCATATTCAGCATAGCGACGCGGAAGGCCAGCCTTAGACCACAACGGGTCGGCGTCTTTAGTGTAAAACAGCGGGTGTGCATCAGCATCGCAATAGAAGTCACGGACAAGCACACCGCATTCGGCAACAATGCGGCCTTGTTTGTCGCAGACGACCGCGCCGAAGTCGGCGACCTTGTCGGTCTGGGTGGTTTCAGTGTCGATGATAAGGAAGAATTTCTTAGACATTTTCGGTTTCCTTGGCTTCATTGCCATAACGTATATATAGGGATTAGCTCCTAGATTGTCAAGCCTTGTGGCGATATTTTTTGTTCAATTTTCCGGCGTCGTGACATTTCACGCCAATTTCAGACATTGCAGCGATCACCTCAAGGTTGTCATCCCACATTTCTACGCGCTCAGGTGGCATGTTGAAATTCTTAAGGAAGCGGGCAATTTTTGCCTTTTTCAGCTCGCCGTCAGGCGTCATATCGCCCATAGGGCGGGAGATGACATAATCAAAGGGAATATTATTCCTATCGAGAAAGTCATAATCCGCCTTTTGCAGAGTGCGAGCTGTGCAGATGACGACGCGCACGCCGGAGTTGTAAATCTCGCGCATTTGGTAAACGAGCGGCAGCAGACCGTCAAGGGCAATTTTTGACGGCTTGTTATTTTCGAACCAGTGTTCGAGGTCAAGCGAGCCGTCGGGCTTGGTAGCCTTACGGTGGGACGAGTCGATGACAGTGCCGTCAAGGTCGAAAATCGCGAATTGCATGTGTGTGTTTCCTTTGTTCATGATGCATAATACCCCAACGCCAAACGGATTGCAAGCGAAATCGACATAAAAAAACATTACAAATTTTTAATAATTTTCTATCTTGACAACGTGTGCGGCGTAGTGTAAAATCGGCGCGTTTGCCTAATTTTTAGGCACGAAAATAAAATAAGAATACCCCATTTTTTGGGTTGACACGCCAAAAAATGGGGGGCTTCGCCCCCCGTTTTTGAAAGTCAACCCCTAAAATAAAGTTATCCACAGTTTCTTTTGCGAATGAGAATCATTCTCATATGCAGCTAAAAGTAAAGCCCGGCTTAGGCCGGGCTTATCTTACGAATGAGGGAATACAATAATCGCAAGTAATACGCTATTCAGCACAAAGCCTATAGCATTGCTTACAGTATAGAGGAAGTCACGGCGAGCAATAGCACGCCAGAGAAACATAGTAAGGCCAGACCATACCATAAGCACCATTGACAAGGGCGGCAGAGTATGAATGAGACCTAGGATGTTACCTATAGTTGTGGGCAGAGTAGCGCCATGAATAAGGCACATACCAACCCAGCCGCCAACCTCGCTAGGTGGCATTCTAGTATTCGTGGTAGTCGTTTGAGTAGTCATCAAGTAATCTCCAAGTAAAAGAGGGGAGGCACCATGCCTCCCCTAGTTGTAGCTTATTCAGCCATGTGAGTTAGTGCAACCAGAACGCTCATAAGCGAAGCCTTAGACGCTCCCTCTAGACCGTCTGCAAGGTCCGGGATATAGTGGCGGATGTTCGCCACAATCTGTTCCTTGCGGGCGATAGGATCACCCGTCTTAGTTGTAGGCACGCGCTTAGCATAGGGCAGCTCCATCCGCACAGCCTTAGCGATAACCGAACGCGGCTTCTTACCCATAGCGGTAGCAAGAGCCGTGGCCTTAGCCAAGTCAAGCGGACCGTCGGCAGCAGCCGCGCGGATCATAGCTTCCTGTTCGGCGGTATAGTTGGCGATCTTTTCCATGTGTCTTTCTCCGTTGTTGATGATGTATAATAGCGCAGGACCGGCACCGGGTCAACACATTAATTCGGGAATGGTGATCACATAATTGTGATCGGGTAGGGTGTGGTATATATGCAACAGGCCGGCGGTATATAAATTTAATTTATAAATTAAATTGAAATTGAATTGATTTTGCATTGATTTTGAACATACAACCATAGAGGAGGGCGGTTAAGTGACTATACAACCTGTAGTTGAGTGAAACTCACCCCCGCGTAAAAAATTTTTTTAAAATTTTCAACATCGATGCACCAAAACCAAATATAATTCTTGACAACCGACCTCAATCCCCCCATACTGACAATATGAACCTAACTTACCCCGCACCAGAATGGCTTGCTGTAGCTAACGCGTACCTTGAAGAAGGGTCGATAGCTGCTGTCTCCGCACAACTAGGAATGCGCCCACAGGAAGTGACGGAAATCCTCGCCAAAAAGGATGTGCGCTCCTATCTTGATAACATATATCTAGATATGGGCTATCGCAATCGCACTAAATTAGCAGAGGTGTTCGATCGTATTATAGACTCCAAATTAGAGGAAGCCGCAGAGTCTGGAGTATACTCCACAAAGGATCTAGCAGATATTCTTATGATGGTACATAAGATGCGCATGGATGAGATTAAGTCCCAGACAACGAAGGTCATCGAAAATCAGACGAACGTTCAGATTAACGGTGACGGTAACTATGGTAAACTAATGGAGAAGTTACTTGGAAGTTAGTAGAACAGATATTCCTAGTGATAGAATCGTGGGCTACGACGAGGGCTTTCTAAAGCTCAGCGTCGAGAAATATCTTAAGCTTATAGATATCGACCCGCTACCATCGCAAGTAGCACTAATCAACGCTGTCAATAACCCGAAGTACCGTTTTGTGTGCGCGGCGCTATCCCGCCGTCAGGGTAAAACCTTTATAGCAAACGTCATCGGACAACTGGTGTCACTAGTTCCCTCATGTCAAATTCTGATCATGTCGCCGAACTATTCGCTGTCGCAAATCTCGTTCGACTTGCAGCGCTCGCTGATTAAGCGGTTTGGCCTCGAAGTAACGCGCGATAACGCGAAAGATAAGATCATTGAGCTTTCAAATGGCTCGACCATTCGTATGGGATCTATCAATCAGGTTGACAGTTGCGTGGGCCGCTCATATGACCTTATCATATTCGATGAGGCTGCGCTCTCTGATGGGATGGATGCATTTAACGTGGCGCTGCGCCCTACACTAGATAAGCCGAATTCAAAGGCTATCTTCATCTCGACTCCTCGGGGTCGTAATAACTGGTTTAGTATTTTATATCAACGGGGCTTTAGCTCGGAGTTTCCTCAGTGGGCTTCAATTAAGGCGACTTACCTCGATAATCCTCGTACTAGCGAGTCTGACATCGAGGAGGCTAGAAAGGCAATGACTCGTGCGGAGTTTGAGCAAGAATACATGGCTTCGTTCACTACGTACGAGGGACAAGTTTGGAGCTTTGATTACGAGAAATGCACTGCGGATCTATCAGAACTCGACACTAGTAAGATGGATATTATAGGGGGTCTTGACGTTGGATTCCGCGATCCTACCGCCTTCTGTGTACTAGCTTACGATTGGGATGCGGATAAGTTCTACGCTCTAGCCGAGTATATGGATGCTGAAAAGACGACGGATCAACATGCTGTGGAGCTTCGCAGGCTGATAGATAAGTATGGAATTGATATTATCTACATTGACTCGGCAGCGCAGCAGACTCGCTTCGATTTAGCTCAGAATTATGATATCTCTACGAATAACGCGAGCAAGAGTCTATTAGACGGTATTGCTGCGGTGGGTGTCATAGTTGAGAACGATAGGCTGATAGTTGACTCACGTTGTAAGGAAATTTTAGCTAGCTTGGATAGTTACCAATGGGATTCTAATCCGGGGCTACTTAAAGAGAAGCCTAAGCATACTATGGCTAGTCACATGGCGGATGCTCTCCGCTACGCATTGTATACATTCCAGACCGCCGTTCCAACCTTCTAGTTGGAACGCGTGAGGTCGCGTAAATAGTTCTTGACAATGAACGCTAGGGTTGTTATGATCACTTGAATGAGGAAGATGTTATGGCAGAATTAAAGCGAGACCTAGTAAAGTATATTCGTGATCGCGCTAAAAGCCGGTACGTTAAAGGTGA